TGGCGCTTGCCCTGATCGTTGGCGTGCCGTACGGACTCATCGCTATTGCTGGCGTGCGCGACTGGTTCAAGGAACGCGCGTGGCTTGCCTTCCAGACCGAGTACTACACGGCTCACCCGGACGTCACCCGGTCCCGCTGGGAGCCGCCGTCGGACTGGTGGTGGCAGTACAAGTACCAGGGCATCAAGTAGCACCATCTAGGCGGCCATCGTGGGCGGCAACGGCTGCCCATTCGGCCCGAGAATCACGGGCGGTGGCGCCACAGGCCCCGGTGGGGGAGCGATCGCGACCGGCGGTGCGACAGGCATCACGGGTGGAGGAGCCGGTAGCGCCGGCGGCGGTGCTGGCATGGCTGGTGGTGGTGGCGCGGCGTTGGCCATGACGGCCTTGCCGAACGCGTTGGGGTCGACCACACTCGACGGCTCGCCCGGCTGAGGCATGCTCACGCCGATGCGCTTGGCGACGTCGAGGAACTGCTGCGGATCTCTGCGCGCCTCACTCTGTAGCCACGCGCGATCGTTGGTCTGGTACTTCTGACGGTACAGGTCGTCCAATTTCTGGTTGGACACCTGCGCCATATCCGGATGATTTTTGTTGTCGCCGAACACGCCCTGCGCGATGGCCGGCGCATCCCGCTGCACCTCGTTGGTGATCTCCTGCTGCAGTTTTAAGAATTCAGACTGCTGGGGAGAGGTCGCCATCAGCGACCGCCTGGCGCGGCTGGCCCCTGGGGACCGTACGGCACACCACCCGGCGGCAGGGTGCCCCCTGGTTGCTGCGTCCCACCAATGACCTGCCCGTAGGCTGGCGGACCCACGCCCGCACCATTCGGCGCCGCGGCCAGCGCGCCCAGGTCTGGCACGCCGCCGGCGCCTGGACCGCCACCCTCGAACACGCCGGGCTGTGGCTGACCGCTGGGCAACGCGGCGTTGACCTGGCCGCTGAGCGCGAGCTGCTCGGCGTCCTGGGCTTTCTGCAACAGGTCGCCGCGGCCGGCTTCCATGAACACCTCGGCGTCCAGCCATTTCTGATAGGCGGGTGAGGCACGGATGCGATCGCGGGCGATGCTGCGGCGGATCTCGTCGGGGTTGTCGCCCAGGTAGGTGACCGCCTCGTCCTTACCGAACGTGCCCGCGGCCAGCCGCTCGTGGGCGTAGCGAGCCATGATCATCTCGTCGGTCGGGAGCTGCGCCTGGACTTCCCACTTGATCCGCATAGGTCGCTCCAGGTCCTTGGGACCGAAGCCGATGAACTCCGCGGCCGCCTTGCCAGAGCCGACGTCGATGCCGCCCGAGAACACGTACACCTTTTCGTTGGCGCGTTCGCGGATCAGCGTCCACAACTTCTCGGTCTGCCCCTTGAGAAGGGACTCGATGCCGTGGCGAATGGGACCGACCCGCGTCCTCGAGTAGCTCAGCACCTGGCTGATGGCGAAGCCGGCGCCTTCCATGCCTGACAGCGTGGTCACTCGAGGTGATTCCAGGTCGCGGATGGCGCCGTCTATGAGAGACATGTGTTTTTCGAGGGTGCTGGCGTCGGGGTACTGGATGCGCTGCAGTTGGCGGCCGGGCGGCAGATTCAGGATCTCGCCGGGGTGAACCGTGGGGTCGGTTTCCTTGGGCAGACCGTCGTCGCCGATCACCGCGGCGGCCGGCGTGTCGCCGTACGTCACCAGGGGGGAAAGGAGGTCCCTGGCGACGTACTGCGCGTGCATGGCCCGCAGGTACTGGCGGTACTGCACGAGCCAGAGTTTTGTGCGGCCAATCCCCCAGCCCACCTTGCGGTTGCGCCAGTGGTTCATCGTCAACCCTGGCGCGTAGTCGTAGGGCACGCCAAAGCTGTATTTGTGCTTGAACTGCTTGACGATGTAGCCGGTCTGGTCGCCGTTGAAGTTCTGTGAGCAGATGGCGTAGCTCACCCAGACGTCGTCCCAGTGCTCGAGGAACGTCACCGATGACAGCATGTTGCGGCTGGCCTCGATGATGTTCTGAGACTGGCCGAGCTCCTCGGGCACGATGTCGCCGATGGCGTCCCGCGACAGCCGGTAGCGTCTGAACGCCGATCGCATCGGCATTTCAGAAACCTCGAGCACCTCGCACAGGTAGCCGTTGCTCCATTGCGGGTACACGCGGCGTGGGTCGACGTACTGCCAGACGAACGGCGGGCCGGCGCGTTTTTTCGCTTCCTCGGTGAGCTTGTCGTAGCTGGTGTACGCGTCGGTGGGATCGCCCGACTTGGGTGAGGCGATGCCGTAGCGTTCGGACCACAGATCGGACGACCAGAGCAGCTTGGCCCAGCCGCCGCCATCGTTGAGGGTGGCATCGGTGACCTGGGTCATGGTGTCCGAGCCGGGCTCCCTGGTCCCGCACTCCCACAACGTCTCTTCGGTGAAATGCTCGAGCTTGGAGGCGACGGTCTGAGCGGTGTCACCCTCGCCACCGACGATGGACAGTTTGGGACGCTCGAGGGTGAGGATGGCCGTCTGTTGGAACGCTTCTTCAGTAATGTCGGGGTCGCGCGGGTCGACGTGGACCAGCATGTAGTCCTTGTCGGCTTCTGAGAGGGCAGGGCGGCGCATCTCGCGCTGCTCACGGACCAGGTCGAGGTCGTTGTCCTGCTGCAGGTACAGGTCGCTGAGCTCGGTCTGGAGCGACGTCAGATACTCGCTGGTCGGGCTTTTTAGGTCCTTCTTCGAGCGGTCAACTGCCATAATTGAACCGACCAAAGTGCCCCCGCGCCGCTTGCAACGACCGGGGGCGTGGCATCGAAAGGATCAGTTCCGATGCGCTATAAGCGTAACGCCGTGCCAGCCACGGCGATTGAGTGTGTTTGTCCGACGTGTGGCGACACGTTCGGGATCTCGCCATCAGACCTAGCCGACCAGAACTTCTGCTCACGACCGTGTTACTGGCGGTGGCATAGCGTTGATCGACCGTGCCCGTGGTGCGGTGTGATCGTGCACTCGACGATGAGCCGTGCCCAGCGTGGACACGGCCACTTCTGCGGGACGAGGTGCTATCAACGATGGCGCGCAAACCGCGCACAAGAGCGACTGGCTGAACGGTTCTGGTCGCACGTCACGTGCATGATCGACACCCACTGCTGGGAGTGGCAGGCGTCGCGTCGTATCTCTGGGTATGGCCAACTGACCTTGCCTGGGCGTCCGGGCAAACCTGTCATTGCCAGTCGAGTCGCCTGGCAACTCACACACGGCGTCATTGACAAGGGCTTGTTCGTCTGCCATCGCTGCGACAATCCACCGTGTGTAAATCCGGCTCACCTCTTCCTTGGCAGTAGCGGTGAAAACTCCCGTGACATGGTTGCCAAAGACCGAGTAACTCGAAACAGCGCAAAACTGACTCGCGTGGCGGTAGAGGAGATCCGAGAGCGGTATGCCGCGGGCCGCACACACCAACTTGACCTCGCGGCGGAATTCGGCGTCGGTGCCAAAGCGATCAGCAAGATCATCACGAGGCAGCGGTGGCGCTGAGGGTGCCCGAAACCCGATCACGACGCTGGAGAGTGTACGTCACACGCCGATCACCAATGTCACACGCCGGTCACCGTCTACCGGCCGCGAACCGATAGCTCGAGCGTGGCCGTTCGGCCGTGGCCAACTGCGACCCCAGCCACGCCAGTGCCAACGCGATCACCGTGTCGTCGTGAAGGCCAGTGGGAGCCGCATACCTGACCATGCCCGTCACGGTCACGCTGCTCTCGAACGCCAGCAACTCAGAGGTCTGCACGGGGTCGTCGAGCAGGCTGATCTGGTTCTGCTCGATGGCCAGTGCCAGCGACCGTACCGCGGCATCCTTCGAAGCGTTGGTAGCCGTCCAGGCGTAGATCGGCAGTGCCGCTCGAGCAGAGCCCAGCAGTCTGGCATAGCCCGTCTGGAGGCGTTCGACCAGGGGCCCGCCCATGCTGTTGGCCTCGGCCACGATCTGGACGGGGTGGTAGAGCTCGGCCCACCTGTGCAACCTTTCGGCTTGAAACTCGAAGTCGATGTTGCTGAACCGATCCAGGGCCACCTGCTCGTTCAGGGTGGCGTCGAGCACGCTGATGACGGTGAAGTCGTTGGAGCGTGCCCAGTCCACGCCGAACACGTACGTGTGACCGCGCTGGGGTGGCATCTGCTTGAGACGGCTGATACCGCGCACGCCGCGGAACACGCCGGCTCCCTCGAGTTGCACGAAGTCGGCCAGGTACTCCTGGGCGAAGGTCCGCTCGGGTAACTCTGCACGAGCGGCCGCGATCTCGTCGGGGTGGATGTAGGGCGATGCGCTCGAGGGCATCTGCCATGACGCCCATTCGGTCTGCAACGGGTCCTGGCCGAGCTGGTACAGCCGGTGGAACGCGTCCAGTCCTTTGGGCGTGCTCAGGAACCACGCGTCACCACCCAGCACGCTCAGGGTCGGACGGAGCGATGCCTGCCACACCGTGTCCAGATCGCGGACCATCGCGGCCTCGTCGACGACGATCCGGTGGTACTTCCGGCCGCGGCCGGCATCGGGGTCGTCCAGGGACCAGCACTCGACCGAGCCGCCGTTTCGGGTGACGATGCGGTGTTGCTGTTCGCTTTTGGCGACAGTGATGGGCTCGAGCACTTGCCGCAATTGCAGCCAGACGTCCTCGAGGTACTTGTACGTGGGCGCCATCCAGGCGCACGGCCAGCCATCCTGGGCGCCGAGGGCGACCAGTCGTATACCGAGGGTGGTCTTGCCCATCTGGCGGCCGCAGGCGGCCACGTTGAAGCGATGCCGATCGTCAAGCATCCGCTGCTGAGCTGGGTGAAGACTCGGCAAGTTCAGCAGTGTCGAGAGTTGGTGGCTGGGATTGTTCGACGGGTCGGAATCCGGCGAGAAGTCGAATGAGCGTATCTCGCTCGGCGCCCAGCAGGGCGGCAAGGTCTCCGGCGGTTTGCCCTTGAACGTAGGCAGAGGACGCGGCCGCTTGAAGTTGAGCGCGAATCGTCGTGACGTGTTCGGCGACGAGGTCAAACAGCATCGCCTCGAGGGCTTCGGGCGTACGAGCGTTCGCGCGGGTCATTGCAACCGTTGCATCGGCGCTGGCCCAACGTGAGACGACCGCGGGATCGAGGTCGAAGCGGCGTGCGGTTTCGTTGATGGTGCCGCCGGCCATGACCGCGGCCAGGACCTGAGCGCGGAGCTCGGGCGGGTGAGCGACGCCGCGGGGCATTCACTCGGGCCTCGGAGGCAGGGGTCGGACGTCGTCTGGCTGGTAGGGAGCGACGACGCCGTCCGTGTCGAATTTGATCAAGAGCAAGCCGCGGGGCCAGAGATCCTGGATGGTGCCAGAGCCGGCGGTGATGCCGCTGAGCGGGACGTAGACGCGATCGCCGATCTGGTAGAGCTGCATGGATTCAGGATGATGCATGGCGCGTCAGGCGGCCTCTTCGGAAGTGGGATAGCCCATGGCACGCTTGACGGCACGAGCGATGGCGCGGCCCATGGGAATGGGCACGCCGTTGGCGACAGCCTTGAGCTTGGCTTCTTTACGGAACGGCAGATCGTCGGTGAAGTTACGTGGCAACCCCTGGAGCTCGCACGCGTCCTCGAGCGAGTAGACGTACTGCTTGGAGTTCTCGCCGCCGTGCCCAGCAGTGACACTGCTGGGCACCCACGACATGCGTCCCGCATGTCGTGCAGTCACCGCGAACTTGCCGCGCATGACGCCACCGCCGTCACCAGTAGTGACGGCGGTGGCGTAGGGAGCCTCGAACAGGACGATGTCCGGGCTGAAGTCGAGCGTCTGGTGATGCCTGGTGCCAAACGAGATCCGCCGCAAGCGATTCTGCTCGGCACCGATCCAGCGATTGTTCAGCAGCGTGTGATCGATCACGTAGCCATGTACGACTGGTTCGGGTGCGGGTGGGACGTTCTCCATGACCAGCCAGTGTGGT